GAGGTAAGATTTCCAAGGTCTACACTGGTAAGAGATGTGCATCCTTCCAGCAGGTCGTACCCAGCGGAGGTAAGATTTCCAAGGTCTACACTGGTAAGAGATGTGCATCCTTCCAGCAGGGAGTTTCCTACATCTGTAACAATGTGGTTTTTAAACTTTGTAATTCCTTTATTGTAGAATGCCGTAACTGTACCACCTGAAGTTAAAGCATTAAAATCAAAAAAATTATTACTGCTAAGGTTCCCACTTTTCATTCCTGCAATTAAAACATCGCCCGACAAGGAAGTTACATTGGTACTATAAGCATCATCTGAATAAAAGTTGCTTCCATCCTCATACACTTTTGTCCATCCGTTTTTAACTAATTCATCAATGCTTTCTGCAACAGATGCCGTCACAGTTAACAAATGATTAGTTCTATCCATTTTTTTATCAATACTTCCCGGGATATAACCGCTGTTCGCAGCAATGGAGACGGTAGGTGCAAATTTGCTTCGGTATTTTCCATTTTCTGTAATCATTTCAAATTTAGGAGTAGCAGTTATAGTTTGATTGTCTGTTTGAATAATTTGAAGATCCCATGCAGCATCTCCCGTATTGTCCGATCCTCCTGTCCCTGCTACCAGTTCCCCACTTGCTGTATAGAACTTTTTCCCGCTGGCTACATCGGCCGCGGTGGCGGTGGTGTCGCTGACTTCGCAAAATGTCGCATTCCCGCCATCCTGCAAAGGAATCAAAACGGAAGGGACACCGTCATACGATGCCCCTGCAATTTTCACATTGACTTTCATGGTTTGCCTCCTATTTCCTGACCGTTTCGGCCATGTGCAGCACTTCCTGATGTTTGGCACTCATGAGGCCATTATCGGCCAGCCTTTCGTAAACTTGATACATCTCTTCGAACGTCTGCTTCTCATCAGCCGTAGGTGCATGGACTTGGAAACGGACATACATCTCATTGAGGAAGGAACGCAGGATTAGCTGCATTCCTTTCCGGACGGCCCGGAGGCCGGTCACATAGGCTACAGCATAACCAATGGCCCCGCTGGCCACATATGGCAGGGCCTGGGTGGCCACTTCTTTCAAGATTTCCATAGGCTGGCCTCTTAGGAAATAGTCAGGATTTTGGTAGTGGAATCCTGCGAAACCGCCACCAAGGTAAGGCTGCCGGTCACTTTAGATCCATTAACGTATGCCGTCTTGCCAGATACGATCGTACCGGCGGCTGCCGTCGCGTCGGCGGTGTCAACTACGGACGCTTTCCCGGATACGCCCAGAACGGTGACACCGGCTTTGATATTCCCGGTGATCAGCTTAGCCTGCTCGGCGGATGCGATGCTTACCGTACCTTTACCGCTGTGGTATCCGGCAGGTATGGTGTAGGTTCCGGCCACCGTCGAGATGCTGCCGGAAACAGCCCCGTTATTAGCCATAGTCCCGGTCACAGAACCAGATGCTCCAAATGCGGTCTTACCGGTCAGAATATTTTCCGCGGCTGCCGTCGCTCCGGTGGTATCCCAGAATTCAGCGCTTCCACTACCGCTGGACAGCGGGATGGAAACTTTCGGGACAGAGTCATACGTTACGCCATTGATTTTTACGCTTTGAGACATGATGTTTTCCTCCTTTATTCAACGGTGAGCTTTTCACCGTCATAAACGATATGACCGTAAGTGTTGGGGACCGGGGCCACGGTGATTTTGGTCAGCCTTTCGTTATCGCCCGGTTCGATGATCTGCTCGGTGTCGTTTGGAGTCACAGTCTTTTCCGTGGCTTCTCCCGGATAAAAAGTCACCGTGGAGTCGCTCACGGTATGCAGTTTGACCACCTGGACCCCGGTCAGTTTTTGATCTGCGATTTGAATATCAAATGTCGCCATAATGGCTCACCTCCTTAGTGGATATCCAGGATGCCGTCCGTCACGGTGGCGGACACGATTTTCCCTTCGAGGGCCTGGGTGATCACGTCTTTTGTCTGCTCTTTGGTATAGTAGTCGGACAGGTCCACTAGGCCGGATAGGTTATCCCAGGTGCTGCCCGTCCAGATCACGTTGTCTCCCGCCTTGATGTTGTTAGTAGTGTCTGCGTTGACGATGTTGTACACATCCCCAAGAGACGGGCTGGACGGCAGCTCTGAGTACGTCTCCACGGATCCGCAGTACTTGGCCATCTTGACCGCTTTGGCCAGCTCCATGTCCACGGCGTCTTTGAGCTCCTGGCACTTTTTAGCCGAGTCGGCCGCAGCGATTGCTTTGTCCTGGGCCATGGCCGCCAGCTCCTCAGCCGTAGCAGGAATGGTCAGCTTGATTTCTTCTGCACCGGAGATCAGGAGGATGAATTCGAAATTCATGGTGATTTCGGTGCCGTCGTCTTTGCTCGCGATATAGGACGGGTTCCCGTCATAGCTCACTGCGAAAAGGATTTCGTTCCCGTCGGCGTCCAAGGCAAAGAGTCCCATCTCGTATGCCATGTATCCGGATTCCACCGCGTTGTTGACCAGGGTGGCCTTAAGAATACAGGCGTTCTGTTCGCCGATCGCCGTAGCCTCCTTGCTGGTTATGGTCAGGTTGTTCAGAGGATTCACCAGGGAATCTCTTGTATAATAAGCATCCATGGATTCGGCGTTGCCGTTGCCGATCTGGAATCTTGTTAGGTTCAGGGTCAGCTTCCCGGCTTCCGCCTGGGCCTGCAGTTCTTCCCCTTTTTTCGTCAGGATATACCCGCCTGCGAAGTTTGCCATTTTCTCACCCCCTTATCACGCGGTTCGCTTCCAGACATACACCGGCATGCTCAGCTGCATCACGTTGAATGCTTCACCGTTGCCCGCAGAGGCAATGGTGACATTGTGTTTGTGGCTTCCGGCACTGTTCAGGTTGATGGAGTGGGTATGATTGCCGTTGGTGGAGGTCCAGCATCCTTCCTGCCCATGGCCGCCGTGATTGACATCGTTCAGGTTTTCGCCGTCGTCATCATGGTTTTGGCCGGTTCCATCGAGCCAGAACCGGTGACGGTGATTTCCGGCCCAGCCTGTGGATCCGGAGTGAGAGTGATCACCCTGCGTGTCCGTGCTGGCGCTATGTGTGTGCTTCGGCAGGCATCCCTGTGGGATCGGCTTGCTGTTGCTCCCGACGCTGACCCCCACCTTGTAGGTATCACCCGCCGAAATCAGCGCCGTTCCTTCTCCGATCTTCACCCAGGTCATCCACGGGAATTGCTCGTTCGGGTCGGTGTCTCCGAAGTCAAGAATGACTCGTCCGATCTTATAAATGTTGTTATAAATCCGCTTCTCAAGATCATCGAAGTCGTGAGTCACATCCGTTTGATACTGAACCATTTCCTTGCGAGTCACATAAGCGTTCATATCTACATTGATCTGGATCTTGTCTGCATTGCTTGCCTGGAGGTAAAGGGTCAGTGTGTACTGACTCAGGGTAGCTTCAGCGATTGGCTGCATGTCCACCGGTGTTTTAGCCGTGGCCACGGCAAAGAGGACCGGCGTTCCATTGCTGTCTGTCGCATACACGCCTGTAGAGTTCCACGTGTAGGCGGTCGTCACGTCTTTGTTGGATACGATGGATTCCAGCTTCACACTGGTTTCGTTGACGGTCTCTTTGGATGTGAATGGAAACGTCCCCTGGACGTCCGCCATCTCCGTCAGCGAGGGAATTTGATCGCTGGTGTACACATGAGAGGAAGTCCGCAGGTTGAGAAATGTCAGGGCATTATCCTGAATGCCTGTTTCTGCCAGCAGCGCTCTTCCTTTATCTGTAAGAATATATTGGTTCCAGTTAGACATCTGTATCTCCTTCCGGCTTCAGCTCGATGTTTTCGGCGACCGTCATGGTCATGCCCAGGAACATCGGGTTCACAGCGCTCGTGTCTCTCTGCATGGACAGCGGATAGATGGGAATGGTCACACCCATCCGTTTGGCCATGCCCAGGTAGAGGTTCCGCTTGATGGTGTAGTCCGCGTTGTATTTTACCCGCACAGATTGGGGTCTGGGTACGATTAGCTCGTGCAGGAGGTTCTCCCGGAGCATCCCGCCATATGGATTCAGGCTCACGGTGATGGTCATATCCTGGTTGTCTTGAATGGCGATCCGGGTACCGAAGAGCGTTTGCCACACTTCTTCCATGTCTTCAATGCCGCCCTTCCAGAGGTTTTTGGCGATTTGCGCCTTGATCAGGGCACGATAGTTCTCGTTATCCATCACCGGCGACGAGGTGCTGATCGGCTGATACGGCAGGGTGCGGTCCATCTTCACGATTTCTCCCAGCACATCCTCTTGCTTGCCGACAGCGAGGTCCGCGTCGAATTCGTCCCCGATGGTCACTCCCAGGGCGAAGATGTCATCCGAAGGCTGGAGCAGGGCCGTCAGCATAGCGATGTATTTGGGCTTATCCCGGTGCTCGCTTGTGATGAGGTCAAGGTAGTGGCCCACTAGTCCAGCCATTTAGACCACCTCCACAGTGATGTCGCCCGCCTGGGCCATGGCATTGAATGGGATCACCACATCCGCGGTCCCCAGGTCCTGGCCGTGCATCCCGATCTTCAGGTCCTTCAAAAAGTAGATAGGCTGCGCCACATTCGTGATCACAGAAGAAATGGCCGCCAGGGTGCCGGTCACCGTCACCGGGTTCCCGATACCCAGGGCTTCGAGGTACTGTTCCGCAGCTTTCTTGATTTCCGTCGGTACAATGTCCGTATACTTCTGCCCCTTGCCGATCTGGACCTTTACGTCGATTTGCTCGTAGGTGGGTCGGAAGAAACGGATAGGCGTCTTGCCGCCATCGAGGTTCGTGAATTCATAGGTGGTGGTGCCATAAGTCCCGCCGCCTGGGCCCTTCCGCAGATAGATCTGCTCGGCAATATCAGCATCCAGCCCGCCCTCCACGACAGCCGCGATGGAATGGCCGGGGATGCCGTTGGAGTCGGTCTGGTTCGTGTCGTTATCATACACATGGTACTTGGTGACGCCTTCCACAGATGCGATCCCGGCGATGGTCCCGTCCAGCATATTCTGCGAAGGAATGGCCACGGAGATCTGCTGCCTTTCCCGCAGTTCTTCGTCCGTTTCGATGGCCTTGCCTACTACAGCCGGCACATCATTCGTCACAGAAATCCATCCCTTTTGCGGGTTGGAAATCTTTGTGATTGTCCCGATCGGGGCCTCGATGGAACCTATAGATTCACACTGGGCCGTCACAGACTGGGTGTAGTCCGTCAGCACCAGGTTCTTAGGCAGGTCCCACTTGACCCCGTTGTCATCTTCCACCACGCCTGCTGCGATGGTGGTTCCGGGCTCCCCGGAAATGGTCAGCACACATGTGCTGTAGCTGGCCTCTTTCCGCCGGATGCCGTTGAGTTTTACCAGCCCATCCAGGCCGGTGCCCACGGCCGTCTTGGGGCTGTGGTTGTTGTAGACCACCTGCAGGAGCTGCATGGTGTCATAGGTCTTTAGGGCGAAGGCCGAGATCATCTGGTAATCTTGACTGTCGTTATCCAGGTAGATGTCCTGGCCATAGATGGTCTTGAATTGTTCCACCAGGTCGTCCCGGATATCTACGTAGGTAGGAATATGCAGTCCTGCATCATCAATGTATGGAGCAAAATAAGTCATGCCATCACCTCATCCAGGGTCCCATCCCCATAGTCGGAGGAAAACTCCACATGGATGCTCAGTTTCCGGGTATCCCCGTCCCATGTGGTTTCATATCCTGTTATGGCCAGGACGTGAGGCGTGCCGGAGATCCGGTTCAGAATCTGTCGTTCTGCCTCTTTCTTGTCTCGGGCCGCGAGGATCTTTTGCCACAATGGAAGGCCGTCCGTTTCGTCTTCCCACCACTCACCATAGAGCAGCCGGAGGCGGGTCAGAATAGCCTGCTTTACAGCATCCAGGCCGGAGATGTAGTTGGAGCCGTTGCCTCCAAACACATAATCTCCGTTTTGGTCAAGTTTGCGATAGATCATTAGCTCACGCCTCCCGTCGTTCCGCCTCCGGTCTTCACGCCACCGTGAGTATGCCCGAGGAAGTTCTTCCCGTCGATGGTGGTCCCGCCGGATATGGTCGTGGGGCCGGAAATATTGATGCTCCCAGCCTTGATATTGACACTGCTTCCGGAGATCTCGATACAGGCGCTCCCGTCCGCATTCCGCAGCTGTGCGGCCCCGGAAGAGTACCCGCCCACCACGTTAGGCTGGCTCCGGAATCCCACGATAGCGAAGCCGTCGGAGAGATCATGCCTGCGTCTGTCGATCTGGTTCTGGACCCCGCCTGATTGCCACCAGGCATCCATGCAGGAATCCCCGAAGACCACAAGGCATTCGTCTCCCGGCTGTACCGGCAGGGTCAGGCAGTAGCCGCCTCCGGAGTAAACGAAAAACGGGACGTCTGGAAGGGCCGGTATGTCCGCCCATTCCAGGTCCCCGTCGTTATTCATGGCTTCCCGGATGGCCAGCTGTACCGTGCAAGTCTGTCGGTCATAGTCCACGCTCTGGATGATTCCGGGTGCCGCTACCCGCAGGTCGATACCTGTGGCATCTTTTGTTCTGTTAAGGAATTCGAGGATATCGTCCATCCTCTCTGGCATGTGAAGCATGGAATCACCTCGTTATTGTGCTGCTGTTTTTCTGCTGAGTCAGATATCCCAGTCTGCCTTGCCGGCTCACGCCTACTACATCCGTCTTCCAGGTGTCGCCCCAGGTGTCTCCGGAGTGGCTCACAGAAAAGACTTGATATTCTCCGCTTTTATCAAACTGCATTGTCTGGGGGACCTGGTTCATCCCGGCAGCTCTACGCGGGTCCGTCATGGCCTGCGCCTGGTCCAGCTGGATCTGCTGCCGCTGGATGATGCTGTTATCGATTTTGATCAGGGTTCGCAGTTTTACTCTGGCATCCAGCAGCATGGAGATATGAATCCCGTCGTTGCTGTACACCGGGGTCCCCACGAGACCTGTCGTCGGAGTCAGAACTAGGCACTGGTCTTCCGGAATTTCGTCCGTGACTTTTTGTACCTGGACCTTATCGTCATAAATCCAAAAGTGGGCATCGTTCTCGACGCTTATTGCCCGCAGGTATTTGGCCGGCGTGCCAAAAAATACCTTGCCCCTGGGCAGCGGGGTCTGGGTCAGGTTTTTACTGACCGTCCCCACCTGGATGGGCTTATCGGCCTGGGTGGCCACCGTCTGGATCTGGGTCCGGGGTGTGCTGCCCGCGGCCACGGTGGCCCGGACGTAGTTGCAGTCAAGGTCCCAGATTCCTTTGATTGCCACGATTTCCAGCCTGTAGTCCACCCCGTTCTCCCTGTTTCGGAAGGTCTGGATAATATCGCCGGTGAAAATCTCACCGTACTGGCCCTGCTGGTAGCCGCCCTGGATACTGATCTGGAAGCCGTCTTCCAGAATGCTGCCCTCGGTCACGGCGTTTAGGTTGTAAACGATCAGAGAACATAGAGTCACATACGTGTTGATCTTGTGCTCTGTGTGAAAAACACAGCGCAGCAGGGAACAGTCGATGGAGATATCGTGTTCCTTATCCCGGACGGTCTTCCCGTCCTTGTCCTTTTTGTAGGCTCGTTTGTAGATCAGGACGGACCATTTGCGGCCGTAGAGCGTGGCTGCCCGCAGGGTCTTTCCATCGGTCCCGGTTACGTTCCCGGTCCCTTGCCCCTGGCTATTTATGCCACCTCCGAAGCCGCCGCCCACCGTTATGATGGGGATTCCGTCCGGCTTGGTATCAACCGTCGTCATAGGTGTCACTCCATACTAGGTACCAGTCAGAAGTCAGGGATTCATATCCCGGCCACTGATCCTCTACTTTGCTTTTCGGCAGCACGTAGGCACTGCCAATCTGCATGTATCGATACTGCTCCAGGATGTTCTGGGCCGGTATCACAGGCAGCCCGCTCACCAGCATCTGCCCATCCTCATTAGTCAGGTCCATCATCCAGTAGCCAGCGATCTCGTTATATGTCAGCCGCAAAGTCAGAGAGATGTTTTGGTCATCAATGGGCAGCCGGTAGGTTGTGCTGTTGTTCGGGATCCCCCGCAGGGGAACAATACAGTCCATGCTCTCATCCTTTCCCTGTGACTTTGTCCCAGCCCGCTTTGGCTGTGGTCTTGTTTACGTTCCCGGTTTGCACCGGCTGCTGGCCGGAGTTGCTGCTTTTTTCCGTGGCGGCCTTTCGGGCACTCACCTGAGTTTCCGCCGCCGTGGCGAAAAAGATTTCCCGCAGGCGCACAGTACACCGCAGGGCATTGAGAGTCTTGACGTCATCCGGAGCGCTGAGCTCCTCGATCAGCATGTTGCTGTAGGTCTGTAGCCGTGTCTCCACAGTGATGGGAGTCCGGGAGATCTGCATGGTCCGGAGAGTTGTCCAGGCCGCCGCTGCCCGTCCGTCGCCCTGGAGCCCCGCAGGAAGCTGAGTACAGATATCCTGGAAAGCTCCGTACTGAGCTGCCATCCTGGCAATGCTGTAGCACATATTCAGAATGGGCGTCACCGAGAAGTAGTTATTAGTTTCGCAGTCACTCATCATGATTTCGATCGATAGTTCTGCCGGCTCCACGATGGCGTGGTCTGTCATGTTGACGCCGGTCTGGACCGGGTACTGAGTCGGTTTGATCCGGCTTACGTGCTCTGTCCTCATGATGCCGTCAAAGTACACGCCACCAATGGGCCAGGAGGGCGTCCTAAAGAGGAAGTTCTGGAGATTGCCGTAGCCGGTCATCAGGTTCCAGAGCTTGTAGTTCCCCGTCATCCGGGCGATTTCTTTCACGCCGTGCTGAGCAAATTCCATCAGTTCGAACGGCTTGTCGCCGCTGATCACGTCCTTCAGGTAGTTAAATCCGTCAATCGACATACCCTTTCCAATCACTCCCACGGTCTCACCTCCTTACGTCAAAATGGGCCCGCCGGTCATGGCCCGATTCCGCACCAGATACTGGCCTCGACGGGTCAGAGCCTCGATGGTCTTCTGGCCCACCGCGGTCCCGATTTCGTCGGCGCTGGCATTGGTCCCGGCCACATTCACCCCGCCGACGCTGACCGTGTTCTGGATGATGGTCGTTCCGGCAGTGCTTACGCCTGCTGGCATTAAAGAGCTGCTAGGGCCGATGAATCCGCGCATCAGCGTAGGATCTACAAGGTTGTTGCCTCCGATGGCCCCGCGGATTTTACCAATCCCGTAGCTGGCGTAATCACCCAGGCTCCACTGGTCATCGTTTCGAATTGTAATATCATAGTGTCCATTTTCGTGATTTATATCATGGGCGAATTTTGCCAGCACTTGCCTGAGTATGGCTTTCTGTTCGCTTGTAAGGCTGTCGTCGATATCCACCTTATATCCGTTCGCATGGGAGAATTCTCCCTCTGCATGGCCTGCTTCTGTGCCGCCCGTAATGGTAAATGTAACACCGGCCTCCTTGGCGGCATCAGCCAGTTCGTTGAGGAAAGTCGTCATGCCTGGCTGGAATCCATTAACGTCGGTAGTTCCGCCCTCAGAGTGCCACACTTTCAGACCTTCCGGGAGCAACGGTTCTCCATCAGCTCCGGTGGGATAACTGCCGTTGGAGCTGCTGAAGTCCCCATTCCGAATGCGCTGGAGATATCCCTGTGCATACTCCACTTCGTTCCCTGGGGCGCCCACTTCCCAGTCGCGCGTCCATGCACGAGCCGCCTCGTCATATGTCATGCTATTCATGACGTCTGGGCTCATGCCTTTTTGCATGGCTTCAATGATTGCATAGTCGGCCTGGGTCCCCGGGTCTTGTGGATCCCGTCCGTTCATCTTGCACCAATTCAGGAAGGCCCCTTTCCGGCCACTGCTTTCGGTCCATTGGAACATTCCATATCCGCCCACCATGCCTATACCATCCACATAGTGCTCTGGAGCATCGCTGGTATCAAATCCGTGTTCCTGCTGCAGACGTCCCATGATGCCAGCGATGGCTTCATCGCTGTATCCGGCCTCTTTGAATCGATTGTAGACGACTTTCTTGTTCCACTCAAAATTCCCTTTTCCGGAGTTTCCTTTCCCTCCGGTGATGGCATCCACCGCTCCTTTAAAATCGCCTTTTATCAGTCTGGCTAATGCCCGGCCGAATTTACCGGTCTTTTCTATCGCCTTATCGATCACGCGATTAAAGATATTACTAAAAGTCGATATAGCTCGTCCGATGCCTTCCCAGAATGCCACAAATTTCCGGTTGCTCCGCATATGATCCAGGAGCCGTTTGAAGACCTTAACCATATTGCTGAACGTCCGCACGAGGAAGGTGGCAATTTTCAGCAGGATTTTCAGAGCATCTGTAAACTCATTAACGGTTCCGGTCTTTTCAAGGGACCCAAAAAAAGCCCGCAGCGCATCTGCTACAAGGCTCCATATGGCTGCGATGAGCTCGTTCGTCACCGACACAAACTCTGCCAGTGAGTCAATAAATTCTGTCAGGGCTCCACTGTCATCTAGCCTCTGCAGCAATTCGTTGATCCAGCGCACGGCCTTTTCGATTACATTGATAACCACGGTAAGCGCTTTGGAGAGCGCCTTCACAGATTCTTTGAACGCATCCACAAGGCCGTATTTTTCGCTCGCCTTGATGAAGTCCTGGAGCATACCCACGGCCGTTCTGATCACGTTGTCGGCCAGATCTTTCAGGGCCATGGCCAGCTGGATAACGGCTCCGGCCAAGTTCTGGAATGCGTCTGACGAAGTGATCCTCTCGGAAATGTCCATCAGGTCATTTCCGAATTCCTCCGCGGCCTGGGTGCCTTTTTCCATCCACTTGGCTACCTGCTCGAGGATCCGGTTTAGCTTATCCCAGTACTTGCCAAGCAAGGCGTCTTTACCCTCGAAATATCCGAAATAGTCATCGATCAGAAGAAGAAGAACAGAAATGATCTGAATCAGCCGGCCCAGAGGCGATGCCTTGATCACGGCGGACAAAGCTGCCACCGCCGCGATGGCTACCTTTACTCCCTTCGGGAACGAGTCCCACATTTCTCCGAGTCCTCTTTTAACTCTTGCCAAAAACTCGATGAAATGAAGTCCGATATTGATGATATACACGGCTGCCCTTGCTGCCTTTTCGGTCCACACGGACATATTCGCCACAAATTTATCGTTGAAGTTCCTGAATTTCGCCTCGGCTTCCGCCAGGGGCCGGGAGAGATACTTTGTGATGTAGTATCCCACCCAGGTCATGGCGTAGCTGACTTCCTGCTTCAGACGGGTGAATTGGAACATCAGGTCGCGGAATCCACGCATTGTTTCCGCGAAATCACCGCTGACCTTCATGTTGTTCCCGTCTTCCACGAGCTTGTGGAATCGCTCGTTTAATTCCGGCGTCAGCATGATATCCGTCATGGACTCGCCCAGGGCGTCCGTGGCTTTTTTCAGCGACCAGGCTGCATCCTTCCCGATCATCATGTTGCGGCCCAGCTTCTGCATCTGCAGGTCTTCCGTGGCCGCGGCCTTGGTCACTCCGATCAAGGCAGTCGTGATGCTGGCCAGGGACGTAGTTACGATCCCAGATGCCGCCAGGAAACTTTTGGCCCAGCTTCCGGTGGCCTGCTCCACTACACTGGTGGTGGTCTTGATGGTCTGGTTCATCGCATCAAATCCGGGCTTATCCACGTGGAATCCCAGGCTTACGAGGTATTCCTGTATTACGTTTCCGATCATCCTTCCACCTCCTGCTGCTGCATCGTTTCCTGGTATGCCGCAAACCGGCGCTTATTTTCGTTCCCCACGAGGAGCATCTCGTGGGCATCTAAAAGGTCATCCAGGGTGTACGTCCCGTCCCAGAGCTCGTGCTGCTTCCACATCCCTGCAATCACGGGCGCGTACACCCAGGCATTCAAATTTGGGTATTCGCAGGGAAGAAAGCCGGCAGGCTCTTCCTCAATTCCGACAAGCCTGCGCCTGCGAAAAAATCGCCAACATTAAACACCAGGCTGTGGATCACCAGGCCCATGGCCAAGGCCGTGTTGTGGCTGATATTGTTCAGCCGCCACGACCCGTTGGGGTTAAACACAGGGGCTTCCCCGGAAGGCAGCACTTCGTATACCACCGACAGGCAGTCCCGCATCAGAGCAATGAATTCCTGCTTCGTCATGGGGATCCGGTCACTCGGAAGAAGGGCAGCCAGAGGCTGTTCCTTCCCGTCTCCCGTTTTTACCTTTGCCTGGTTCTCGATAGCCATGGGCAGGACCTTTTCCAGGACCTGGAACAAAATATAGGATCCAGTAAAAGAGTCAAACTTCTTGATCTTGAATTTTCGGCCCTGAATCTCCACGGTTTTTTCTGTAATGCGTTTTTCCATTGCTTAGTGCCCCCTTATACCGGCAGTCTCTGAATGTCTGCAAAAAGGATATTCCAGGATACCCGCTGGCCCTGAGCCTGGAACGGTTCATCCGGCTCTTTGACAAAGGCTCCGCCGGTGCAGTAGTAGGTCTTCTTCATCTTTGGCGCGGTTACAGTGAGGCTGATCTGCGCCCACTCGTCCGTGGATGCGGCCACGAGGTAGTTGAACAGGCCCTGGAGCCAGTTGTGCAGGCCGGAGGTCTGCTGTGCATTGATGGCCACAGAGCCGTTGTTGCCGGCGATCTTGGATACCATGATGTGTCCATCGGCGGCCACGTCATGTGCGGTCCGGTCCGTGGTCTTGCTGATGGTCATGTCGCCGATGCCCTCGCCCGCCAGGCTGTAAGAGCCATAGGACGGGTGCGAGAGGGTAGCGGTGATATCAGAAAAGCTATAAGTAGAATGTGCCATTTCTGTTCTCCTTCCTTATCTGTTCGGGTCAACCTCAACGGTGACGGAGTGGATGGCCCCAGTCAGTTTCAGGCACATATAGATAGGAGGCGCCTTCCGGGCTTCCCGGTCTGCCTGCGCCTGATCGGCGATGGGTTCGCTCTGGATCACATAGCCGCCCGGCAGTGTGTCTCCGGTTGCCAGATTCAGAATCCCGTCGTTGGTCCACTTGCCTTCAGCGATGAAGTTCACCCGGCGCATTTCTTCGCACACCGTGACCAGCTTATCCTTGAGACTAGTCATGTCGGGTTCCGTCTGGCCGACCTTCGGGGTCTGGTACAGGTAATCCATCAGGGCCAGCTGCATGTCGTTCTTGTACTTCGCCAGGAAGATCACTTCGTCGAAGAAGGACCCATCCGCCATGGTGCCTTCCTCAAACACATCATAGTAGGAGCCCCTGTTGATGTACACATTCCCGTTGTTTTCTTTAATTGCTTCCACCTTGCTGGAGGCAAAGGCCCCATCGGCATTTTCGGTTTCCACACCCACTTCGTTCTTAAATTTGAGCGTGTAGGCGCTGTTGATGGTGCCCGTCATGGAGCCCATGGCGTAACCAATCACACCGGCGATGGCATTGGCATCCTTGGTGCTGTACTGGCCGATGGTCATGCGGTACTTCTTATCCTTCAGGGTCTTGAAGATGCCGCCGTTTTCGGTCAGGCAGTTCGCGTCGCTCGTGGTGTAAGCGAAGATTGTATCCGGCGTGCAGCTTTCGTTGTACGCTGCTACGGCTTCGATTTGTTCATTGGTCATGGCATCGCAGTAGATGCCTACTACCCATTCGGAGTCTGCCTCCCGGCATGCCTGGTACGTTTCCACCGGGGTTTCCTTGGTGCTGGTATCCCCGCTCGTTTTAGTCACGGTCCGGCCGATGGCCACCTTGGGCGGCACTTTGCTCTGACCAAAGACCAGGGCTGCTGCTTTATACAGCGGGTCCGTCAGAGTGAATCCGTCCTGGAGCATTTCATCTGTGCCGGTGTAGGTCCGGATCCGGGCTTCTCCAAAATCCACATTAGAGCCGATATCCCCCATGAGCAGGCACAGATTGAAGGCATTTCGGGCCGCTGCCCGAGCGGAGACGTTCAGGTGGATATTCACCACGTCCTTGAGGGGCAGAGTATATTTGTTGCTCATCTTTTTTCCTCCTATCCTTCTGCCTTCCCGATTACGGTCACTTCGTCGATGTGGCCGGCATCCTCATCGGGGAGGCTGTAGAGTTCATTAAAATGCAGTGTCAGGTCCCAGCGGTCCCACCATTTCCCGGAATACAGTTCCGGGGCGTTCTGGCAGGCCGGCATGTCCGGCACTAAAAATACGGAGGATGCCGCCAGGAGCCGTTTGGCATCCTGACGGAATACTCCGTCCTTGATATGATTTACAATTTCACAGGCCCTGGGCCCATAGGCGGTGAAAAGCAGAGACCACACCCGAGTCCGGGTCCGCTTTAGGATCACGGTTCCGTTTTCTTCCTCACGTGTCGTATCCAACTGCTTCCCGTAGTCGTCCTCCTGTTCGTTCAGGAACAAAAACAGGACGTTGTCGTCTATCTTCCAGTCCGGCTGCCCATTTGTCGGGTATTTCCACCGGATGTGCTGATCTGCCGGGTCCGTCAAAAGGTCCCCGGCCAGCAGAAGCGACACGTCCCATAACAGATCTTGAAGTTCTTTATACTCCATCGGCGTCACCTCGCAGGGTTCCGATGGCTTTCCAATATCCGTTGCTGCTGTAGTCAGACACCTGGGTCAGCTTGTAGGTCTGCCCCCGGAAAATGCACACGTCTGAGGTGGTTCCGGTCCCCGTCACATACATCGGCACGTCCGTATAGAAGGTTTTCATCCCGCTTTCCCGGTCCCCTTCCGGCAGCAGTTCCAGGTCCTTGCTGGAGGCCGGAGAAACGATTCCCGTCACCGTGAGGTCCTGGGTGCTTTCCTGGTACCTGCCCTTTACAAAGCTACCATTGGTCTGCCGTCTGATCACAAACGTGGTATTGAAGTCTGGGTCGTGGATCAGCTCATTTAAGTTAATCATGGCTTATCCCTCACTACATAGGTGATCGCTTTGCGCATCTCGCCGGTGTCGATCAGCGGATGATCGGATCCTTTGGCCTTGATGGTCCGCGGGGAGTTCGGCGGCCAGTTGTTGCGGGAATCTTTAAACCATGCCCTGGCGCCCATAGCTGCCCGCATGCCGGCTTTTTCGAGGCATGCCTGGTACTCTGTTGTGTCCCCGGAAAGCGCGGCCTTACTGGCCTTTTTTAGCCATTTACCGATGGGTTCCTTATTGGCCTTGATAGATGGCTCCAGCACGGGCCGCGGCGGAATCGCCATAGCAGGGCTTCCGTGAGCCTGGATGTACATCTGGTGAGCCTTGCTGTAGCTCATCCCCTTATTGATGTTCTGCTGCATCTCCTGGCGCATTTCTGGGGTCCTGACTCCGTGGGTATGAATGTAGAGCAGCTCGGCATTGTTGATGTCCTTGCTCTTTTCCCTGGTAGACTTTTCGGCCGGGATGCCCACAAGCACATCTTTTTTGGAGAGCTTCCGGAGGGCATTTCGAAGGACTCCCATCAGGCTCTTGCTCTTAACTCCCGCCGTCATCACCATACGGTCATCCCTCCCATGGATACGAGCCGGGCGATTGTCACAAACTGCTGCCCGTATAGGGTCAGCTTGTAGGTGCCCCAGCCGTTGAAGTCCCCGGCCACCTGGCTGAAGTCATACGACACGGATAGGTCTCCGGCGCTTTTCGAGGTCTGGACGCCTTTGGCCAGGCCGGCATTCACGA